GCGGGCGCTCCAATCGTCGAGCGGACATCGATGAACACGCTCGCTGTCGCTCGCTCTGGGGGCTACGCCCCCGCATTTAGCAATGCGTAAATTAAACAGAGATTTTTATCTCCGGTTATTAAAATGGATACACCACAAACGCGCAAAGAATATGACCACCAATATTATCTGAAAAAGAAACTGGCCAAGCAAACAGACGCCAAATCATTCTTCATAAAGAACCCGTCGCAAACCTACACGATGGTTCGTCGAAACAACATCGAGCGAAAACTGAAAGACAACGAAGCGAGAGTCGAGGCATATAGAGCGTTTTTAAAATCTAAGGAAACTGTATAATGTCGATAGAGATTAAACATAACGACGCACCGAAACTCAGGAAACCAAAGTTCACCGTTGATACCGAGCTACATAATAAACTGAATGACTACGAAATTACCAAGCTAATGAACCGCCACAACTTCACGCTCTATTTAGGCAAGGCCGGATCCGGCAAATCAACATTGCTAATTTCAATGCTGAACACACCGTCTCTCTTCAAAGGCGTTTATCATACCATCATATTATTTTGTCCACCCAATTCGCGAGCCAGTATCAAGGACGATTTTTGGAGCGTCTTACCAGATGACCAAATATATGACGAGCTTAATATCGACACACTAACCGAGGCATATGACATAGCACAGGCAAACGCTGCGGAGGGCTTCAAGACTCTGATCGTTCTTGATGATGTCCAGAAGGCGTTGAAAGGCCCGTGCGAGAAGTTGCTATTATCGATGGTGAATAACCGCCGACACAATTTTTTATCTATCTGGCTCGCGTGTCAAACTTTCAACTCTATTCCGCGACAAGTTCGCCAAGGTCTCACAGACTTATTCATCTTTAAAGTGGGTGGAGTGGAAATGAAAAATATCTTGGACGAAGTAGTAGAGCTCGATCCAGATGTATTTAGACAAATTACAAAAATGGCCTATACGAAGCCCCACGACTTCCTGTATATCAATCACGCAACTCAGCGCTTGTTTCATAACTTCGACGAGATTATTATCCGCACATAGATTATAATGCCTACCGTTAAAGGATTCTTTCGAAAATTGGGTAGTGATACCAAAAAGTTCTTCTCCAAAGGAGGCGTAGCCGACGTTGGCCTCCGCAAGTTTGGAAACACATTATCAAAGGTTGGAGGCGTCGCTCAATCACTCGCTCCGCTCGCCGCCGTCGTCGCACCCGAGTTCGCCATTCCGTTAATGGCTGGAGGCGCATTGGCCAAGGTTGGAGGCTCTACCGCAAACGCTGTTCGCAGAGGGGTTCAAGCAGGAAAGGGCATCGAAGCCAAAACCGCCAACGCTGTCAGTGCTATAACCTCTGGTATCGAAGCAGGCAAGCCAGCAACTGGCGAACTCGGTATGAACTTCGCATAAACGAATATTATTATAACAATTTGTATTTGTTATTATATAATGGCTCAACAAACAAAGAGAAGGTTTAATGTCGTGCTCGATACTTACAATACAGCCAGTTTTACAGGCCTCCAATTTGACGCAACATTTCAGGTAGATTTAAAACGCCTTGTTCAGAACCCAGAAGATTTAGCAAAGCCATATAAAATTACATTTTCCTATTATATGCAAAATGGCGCATTTGCAAACACATTATTAGTCGCGACTGCTCTTTACTCATTGAACATAGGTATGCGTCGAAAAAATTATATCCAGAATTACAACCAACCAGAAACCTACGCTGGAAATATTCAGGCTGAGTTAATAACATCGGGTTCAGGATTTGGTGTATCCAGAATGTTTGCTCGACCAGAAGATAACCATCCATTTTATGTTGATAACTTAACCAATTTAACAGAAGTTCAACTAACGACCTATGTCAATTCAACCGGAATTATAGTCAATCCTACAAACCAAAGCTCTTATAATAACCTAACTAAATATTTTGTCTATTTGCATTTCGAAGAAGCATAATTTTTATGTATCGTAATAATATAATGGCAACTAAGCGTAATTTCAATGTGGTTTTAGATATCTACAATACTGCTTCATGGACAGGAAAACAGTTTAATCCTATATTTCAAGTGGATTTGAAACGCCTCGTGCAAAATCCTTCCGATTTAGCAAAACCTTATAAGATATCATTTTCATATTATATGCAAGGAGGATTATTTGCTACTTCTACTTTATCATCAACTGTTCTCTATGCACTCCATATTGATTTACGAAGACAGAACAGCATTCAAAATTATAATAAGCCTCTCACATATGCTGGTAATTTAATACCAACTCTTATACCAAATGCTGCAACACCAACTCAATTGGCTTTGATCGCCAGGCCGTTAGATAACCACGAGTTTTACGTTGATAATCTAACCAATCTAATTGAGATTGAAATGATGACAATTATAGCGTCATCTGGTGCAGTTTTCAATGCTGCTGATGGAGCAACTATCAATAACATTACCAAATATATTGTGTATATGCATTTTGAGGAACTGTGAAAATCCAATGTTTATAATATAGTCAAAATCTATATTATGAGCAACAACTACGGCTTCGAGCCAACTCTCGACGGACTAAATAATATAGACGCCGACTCGACAATAACAACCGATATAATCTGTGATAATTTAACAGTCAATGTTTCCGGAACTGCGCCAACGATGGCATCGTTTGATAACTCAACCCATTTAGCAACTACTGCATTTGTGAATAGTCATGCATCGGCGAATTACGTGACCATTGGAACTACTCAAACGATAACTGGTGAAAAAACTTTTTCAAATACTAATACAATCGTTTCAGGAACTTTAAAAAATGACAGCCTTCAAGGTTCAACAACTGTTTCAACCCAAAACATAGCAACAACCCAAACAAGCGGTATTTTAAACATAGCATCTTTAGCCGGTCGTAGTGGAGCGGTAAATATCAATACCGGTGCAACTTCAATAGCCGCCGTTAATATTTCAAGCGCAACTACTGGAAATGCACCGATTACTATCGGATCGGCTTCTTCTACAACTCAAACAGCAACCCATAACGCAATATCAACATTCACCGCAGCGAATACTTATACAACTGGAACGCTTAACTGCAGTAATTTGTCGGGTCTGGCTTTAAATGTAATAGACGACTCGAACCTTTCTAATGTCACCATTGATGGAGTCTCAATTTTCAATGATATAGCAACGTTCAATTTAGGCGCTACTTTCAACTCAGTTCTACCAACTTCGACTGTCGTTCCGGTATCTGGGCCAGATTTAACAAATAAAACCTATGTCGATTCGGTGGTTCCTGCATCTATTTTACCATTGAATAATACATTTACTGGAACTAACACCTTTAATAATACGCTCGATGTAGTCATCAGTGCTGTTAATAAGCTAAGCATTTCAAGTTCAAGCATAACACTCAATCCAACAACAACTATCACAAATCAAATCGGAGGAGTGAGCAAAATGACTATTAACAGCACGACAACAACTATTGATAATAGTAGTTTTTTACAAAATCAAATTGGCGGGGTAAATAAACTATATATTTCAAATACTAATATAACCACCAATCCTACAACAACAAGCGATTTTCAAATCAACAGCAATACTATAATTAGTTTATCAGCAGGTGATGCTACCTTTAACCCATCGACCTCAGTATCAACTAAAATAGGAGGTGTTTTTAAAATACAGACTACAAGCACAGCAATAACCAATTATGTTCCAACTATCAATTCTGGACTAACCTATCCTTTAACAACCGATACACAAATAGGATATACCAATTCAACTACAACATCGACCAGGATGTCAGTAGCCAACACAACAACTGATATCGCCTCAATAGCCATAACACAGAAGGGCTGTTATATCGTAGAGGGTAATTATTTATTTACAGGAACAGCAACATCTCTCAATCATGTGTTCTTAGGATTAAGCACTACATCGGTTACGTTTGATACAAATCGACAGACTGTTACTACGAGCGCCAATTTAGCTACTTTAACAGGCGCTCATATAACAAGTGTTTTTAATATCAACAATACATCAACAACAATCTATTTAATAGGCAGAGTTACTTCCAATTTGGGGGCATCAACATTGCAGACTAATTATCTTTCAATAACCAAAATAGCATAATTATAATGTCTGTATTTATCATAATGGATAATAACGTAATTGTTAGCATTGCGCAAAATAAAATACTTAGCGATTTGTGTTTAAAATGGTATTTAGAAACAGACGATGAACAGAAGCAACTTATTTTTGATGAAATCCAAAATACTCACAAAAGTTTCTATACAGATGAAAAATAATATTTAGCTATACTATAATGGCCTCATCCGCATTCTGCTATGTGAATCCAAAACACTCTTTGGCTGCCGACGTCAAAGTCAATACTCTGGTAAATCAAATTATCCAGAAGGTAAGCGATATTCCAAACCACACTGAATATAAACACAATATGGAATTGTTAAAGATGGTGTGCTCCATTCTCGAACAAGAGGTCGATAACAAAAAAAACAAGATTAAAATCGACAAGAAGGATATCGTATTCCGTGTCTGGGGGCGTCTCTTCGATTCGATGAAACCCGCCGACATCAAGGATTTAGAAGCAAATATCCAATACCTCTGGGAAAATGGCCAGATAAAAAGGAAAGGGTTTCTTAAAATTGCTATTGCGTCGGTGTGCGACTGGATTAGACGCCGTATTCTCTAAATGTGTTGCTTGGGTGAATGATTATGTCGTCCAGCATTTGGTCGACACATTTTTGAGAACACTCGGCGCACCATTGCGTTTAATCGTGGTTGTCGATACAATAATGAACCTCTCAGGCTGGACTGTTCTACAAATGGTTTTAGCAAAATATGGAATCGATTTTTTAACGAATTACATATTTTGGTTGGCATTATTATAATCATATAATATATAATGCCAAACGCTATAAGAGTTATGTCAAAAAACGATTTAGCCAGATTACCAGAATTACCAAAAATGATTGGTATGGGTGGTATTCGAAAACCCCCAGAATTACCTCAATTGGCCAGAAGTATTGGTCTTGGTGGAATCCGTGTTAAACCTATTGTAGGAAAACCCAATTTTTATTAAATAATAATATGTGTTGTTATTATATATGCCACCAAAAACGAAGAAACCGAAAGCCCCGAGAAAGAAGGGCCTCAAACAGAAGCAGAAGCAAATGGTGCGAACCAGCGTTAAAGTCAATGTTCAGTCAGCAGGCGGATCCGGTGCGGGTGGTTCTATACCGCCTACCTCTGGCGTTCCAAGTGCATTTAACGAAGCACGTTTAGCGAGTCTTATCGAGCAGATTGGTCGTCGAGTTCCGGTTCAGCAACCCGTTTATGTTCCGTCTGGTATGCCTATTCAGGAACAAGTTCCTGCCGCGCCATTTCAACCTGCAAATGATGAGGCTACTTTAAACGCTGTGTTTAGAGGTGAGAGTGATTTAAATAAGCCATTAACCAACACTGGACCCGTCGAGAAGAAGGCGCGAAAACCTCGCGAGAAGATTCCTATTTCAAATAGGATAATAGAGAAAGAAGCCGGATATATGTCATTTCCATCGAGTGAAGAATATTCACCAATTGGATATGAGGCTGTATCTCAGGTTATGGGTCCATATGGTAAAGTTATTCCACGTTATCGTCGCAATCCTTACGCAAGCGAGAACGAGTCTTCATTGGTTCAGCAAGCAATGGCTCCAAAAAAGGAAGAACCCCAATTCAGCGGGTTCTCCATTGTTTCATCTGGTGGATTCGAGCGAATATAAAAACTACCGTTTGACATACTCCAACGCCTGCATCGGTGAATTACCCATCGCCTCAGCCGTATTTACCAGCTCCTTCAAATCAATATTCGAGAACTTGCTGGTCAAGTAAATATGACGCAACATCGAGGTGCTGATTGGTTTACCAAATACATCATTTAGGCGATGTGTTATCTGGCTCGGCGACAAATGCGTGCTCTTATTATCAAATAGCAGGTAGTCTTGGCTTTCCGGCAATATCGATATCCATTTTTTCAAAATGGCGTAGAGAGGCTTGCTTATCTCGATTGTCTGCGCGCCCTTCGAGTCCTTCGTCTTAAACATATTAAAAATGAACCGTTTATTTTTCATATCCACATAATTATCAACGGCCGTATCGTAGTTCTTGTGCTTGATAATCCAATCCAGAGAACGGCGGGGCGCTTGAAATAATCCGCTCGTAAGCGCGAGCAAAACATAGTTCTGGATTTTCTGTAAATCTGCCATCGATTTTGTGGGTGTTTTATAGAGATGTTTAGCATCCGCTTCCAGCTTCTTGAAAATCGTTTCAACATCCGCGATTTTCAACATATCGGCAAACTTACCCTCAGCCTTCTGGCTCTGCTTCGTTTCGTTATATTCCTTGATATCATCAACCATCAGTTTGCTATACTCGGGCTTGTCAGTTAAAACTACGAGCGCCGATAGTGTGGTTTTTCGCTTATTGAACGGAATATCTTTCAGGTGGTCCATTATTTTCGCGGTGTCATCATATTTGTCGAGGTCGATGCTGTCATCATCTGGGTAGCATTTACGATAAACTGATGTCAATATGCTCTTATAGGTTTTTAGCGAACCTTCGCTGAGATGGGGGCGTTTCTTCTTTAAAATATCGATGAGGTCGGTCATATATAACTTCTGTTTATATTTTGCTAAAGTAATTACAACATTTTTTATCTGGTTATAATGTAAATGCTTATCGAACCATCCACCAGAAAAGGCAAACGCTTTATGGCGACTTACGCAAACGGAAAGGTGGTTCATTTTGGATCTTCTGTCGGCAAGGCGTATATCGACCACGGTGATAAAGCGAAGAGGAAGGCATACTTGGAGCGACACGAACCCAGAGAAATGTGGTCTGATCCATTTAGTCCTGGGTCGCTGTCTCGATATTTACTTTGGGGCGACTCAACCTCTCTTAATGCAAATCATCAGGCGTTTATGCGCAAGTTTCCTCAGACATTGTCTCGGGCTACTGTATAATGGTATATACCTATAAGAATCGATTCAACAAAAAATACGGTTTCAAACCAGACGAACCCCACAGTTTAGCCGACATTTCAAAAATAAGCGGATATAAATTATCTGGCTTACAGACAATATTCGATAAGGGTATCGGTGCTTATAAAACGAATCCAGCCTCTGTGCGCCCATCTGTGAAATCGCCCGAGCAGTGGGCGTTCGCACGAGTTTATAGTGCGGTGATGGGCGGACTTACGGCTCGAATTGATGCTGCGCATTTGATACGAAAATAATACCCCGTATATATATATAATGAAAGCCGTCCTCTTCTTCGAAATGCTCAAACGCTCAATGTTATGTCGAAAAATCCGCGGGGGGTATTATTTTCGCATCTAATCATATATGCCAGATTCGAAGGATAAAAAAAATATTAAAGCCATTTTAGACTCATCATATCAAAACCAAAAAGAGGCCGAAAAAACGCTTGCCAAGAAGGGCTATACATATGATAAGAAATTATCAACTAACCAGAGTAAAGTCTTTATTGATAGCGAGGGTAATCCAAATGTCGTTTTTCGCGGTAGTAAAACCGTCAAAGATTTTTTAATCAGCGACCCACTATTGGCTTTAGGGCTACAAAAATACGACCCGCGTTTTAAAGAGAGTCAGCGCCTCGTAAAAAAAGTTGAAGCCAAGTATAAAAAGCCCGTCGATGCATTCGGTCATTCGCTCGGAGGAACACTCGCCGAAAAATCGGGGGCAAAAGGAAATATAACCACATTCAACAAGGGGGCCGGTCTCGGCGATATTGGCCGAACTATACCAAAAAATCAAACAGACATTCGAACAAAAGCAGATTTTGTTTCGGCATTGGCTTTAACCCAGAAGCATAAGGGCGAACTTATCAATTTAAAGACGCCCGTTCTACAAAATCCGCTTGAAGCTCATGGATTGTCCAATTTAGGCAGATTGCCGTTGTTGGCCCAAATGGTTTCTAATCCGCCAAAAATGGAAGAAGTTCCGACTATTTTTGCTTAGACGCGGAAGATTTAGGAATATTAAACTATATACCCAATATATATAATTTAATGACGAAATACACAATTTACAGAATTACCACCGGCGAGTATCATTACATCGGTTCAACGAAAGATTTTAATCAGCGCAAGAGCCAGCACAGAGGCAATTGTGGAACACGGGTTTTACCTCTTTACACAATGATAAACGCAAATGGCGGATGGGCCAATTGCTCGATGGTGCCGATTGAGGAGCTCGATTGCGAGCGACGCATAACAGCGCTTATTCGCGAGGAATACTGGCGTCGTCAATATGTGAATACGCTGAATGTAAACCAAGCCTATGTCAGCGAGGAAGAGCGATTGGATCGAAGGAAGGCCTCGAATGCCAAGATAAACGCCGTTTGGGCGCCGAAGAGGTGTTTAGACTACATCCAGTGTGAGTGTGGCGGTGAGTATCAAGCCCACTGCAAGACCGCTCACATTCGAGGTAAGAGACACGGAGTATTCGTTTTAGGAGCTCTCGCATTGGGCGAGGTGGAATACCAAATATAAGAATCTTTAGGCAATATATAGCAAGCGACTAATTTCATAATCAGCTCCTTCCATTTTATTTGATGACCTCATCAAATGAAATTATTTAGGCAAAAAATTGAAACCATTTAGAGAGAATGTATGATAGATATATATATAATATACTCTAAATAGAAAATGCCAATTTACGAATCACAAAAACGAGCCGTCAAACGATACCACGAAGAACACCGCGACGAATTGCGCGAATATCTCAAAAAATGGCGCGAAGCCAATCCTCCAAGCAAGGAAAAAAACTGTCAATATACGCGAGATTATCGCCTACGTAAGAAGAGAGTCAAATTATTTGAGGACGAAGTTCGGGTCCTCTGTTCTATCGAATTATTTTAAATCATTTTTTACGATTTAAAATCATTTAGGCATTTAGCCAAAAAATTGAAATCATTTAGGAGAAATGTGAGAAATAAACACTTTTGTGAAAACCATTTAAAAACAAATCTTAGTTAGATATATACAAAGATGACCACCTCGACCAAAACTACAGACTTCTGCGACGCTAACCAAATCGAATGGTTTCCTATTAACCTTACCATTGATGGCGCCAAAAAAGAATTAAATCCAATTCAACATAAGACATACGACAACGCAAGACCCAATTTACACGATTTTACGAATACCGATTTAATTAGAGCCAGACAGCACCTATTAAAAACTCAACCTGAACTATTTACGCATTTGTGTATCAATACGAAGCATATACATCACATCGACTTAGATACACCAGATTATGATTCCAGCTTCGATAATATCGCTCATAATACTCCGTGGTTCAAATCGATGACTAAATCATATGGAAAACATATTTTGATTAAAAGCGACGAGGATTTTATACCCGAATCGAGTAGGATGCAGTTTAAAAATGGCGATGTTGGAGGCGTCGAATTACTTTGTGGCGGGGGCAGTTATGCCCCATTTGAAATGATGAATGCTGATAAACCTATAATGATGATATCATCTGGTGATTTGAAATCTGGGCTTATTTGTGATGAAAGAATCAGCAAGACAAAGTCCTCTATTATAAAGGGTAGTATAAACACTGATAAAATGCTGGAATTGGGTGCAATAATCAAAATGGAAGACATCAATTTATACCAGTCGTGGCTTAAAATTATATGGTCGTTGAGAAGCGAGAGCGAGCAATACGAAGAAGTAGCTCGCGAAATATCAAGGCGATCCAAAGCCAAATATGACGATGACGGATTCGATAAAGCCTGGGCTGAATATAAACCAGACCAGTTATCGATAGGAACATTTTATATATTTGCTAAGAACGGAAACGAAAAAAAATATCAAAAAATCATCGAGAAATATACTCCAAAGGTAGAGGTAAAAATAACAGAAGGACGCGATTACGAAAGTGTAAAAGCCTTATTCGAACAAACGCATTTACTCATCAGCAATAAGTCGCTGTTTGTTCGTCAAACTGAAACTGATAATATTATTATGACAAAGACGCAGTTGATTACATCGACAGAGCGTATCAGCTACGATGCGATTGTCAAGGATGAACCAAAATCGAAGTGTTTTATTATGGACTGGTTGAAAGACGGTGAAAATCGAATGAAATACGATATGGCCGTATATCCACCTGACATTCAATGCCCCGATTCGGTCTACAATTTATGGCGCCCCTTTGCGATGGAGAGAAAAAATGCGTTTATAAACGACGAAAATGCCGTCTCCATTATCAAGAAGCATATAAAAATTATGTGCGGAAATGACCAATCAGTAGCTGATTATTTTGAATTATGGATAGCCCAGATGATACAGTTTCCATCTGTTAAATCTATTTGTCCTACATTGATAAGCGACGAAGGAGCTGGTAAAGGAACGCTTATGCGACTATTCGAAAAAATGCTTGGAGACGAAAAGATTCTATCAACTTCAAAACCAAGCCAGAATGTATGGGGTAATTTCAACGGCCAAATGAAGAACGCGTTTTTAGTCAATCTTGACGAGATGTCGAAGAAAGAGGGCGACGGTGCTGATGGATATATTAAAGCCCTGATTACAGAGCCAAAGATAACAATCAACGAGAAGGGTATCATACCATATACAATTGCATCTTATCATCGGTTCATTATGACTACCAACAATGAGGACCCGGTAAAGACCAGCAAAAAAGACCGCCGAAAGCTCATCATTCGATCCAGCGACGAGCTTATAGGAAATCGCGATTATTTTGATAAAATGTATGCTATGTTGGAGGACGAAAACGCAGTGAAATCCATCTATGAATATTTCAAAACGCTACCAGGAGCCGACAAGTTTGCCAAGGTCGCAATGCCAGAAACCGAATATCACAAGGACATTAAGGAGGCGCAAATGTCGCCCATCGAATTATGGCTCCGACAGTTTGTAGTAGAAAACATCAATTTGGCATTTGTAGAAAAATCAGCAATGGAGCAATTTGAGGCGTTCAATACATTTAAAGCGGATTCTGGAATACATTTCGAGTGCTCATTGGTATCATTCGGGTTGAAATTGAAAAATCTTAAAATCGATGGTGTTGGTGATGTGATGCATACAAGGTCAGGAAATAAGCGGTCATTCGACATCTCCAAAATGAAGGAGAGTTTTAAAATGGGGTGCTTTCTATAAAAATAAAATAGCCAACCCTTCACAAATTATGCAACCCTTCACCAACCCTTCACACTATTTTTTATTAGTTTTATTATCATTTAGCTCCATTTACAGTCTTATTATTATTATTATTATTAAATGTGAAGGGTGTGAAGGGTGTGAAGGGTTAAAACAGAAATCGTGGGCCAAAAAATAATTATTTTGTTCGAATAATTATTTTTATTTTTGATAGCTAAACAAAAACAGAGGGTTCACCCTGCACCTCTTCACAACCCTTCACATCCAAAAAATTGAAATCTCGGCCTCCTATATATACCATCGATGCCCCTCGCAACAGCCCTCTACATCGCTACGCTCAATGAAGCCGATCTGATCGCACTACGTGTAGCAGAAACGACACTTGGTAAAAACTTTCGAATCAAGGAAACCACGGGCTACATAAAATGGTATAGACAGCGACTACTCGCCTTACCCCCCTATGAGATTCAAACAAGTATTCCAAAAAACAACGCAGATAATGAGTAAAGACGCCTCTACAGTTATAAGCTGTAAAATGCTCAGTGCTACCGGATCCAAACTACGGTCAATTGTATATTGCTCAGGCGCAGATAATGTCATTATAAGAAATAATGATATTATTCGAAGAAGATTTCCATCGCTACTAAATAGACAGCAAAACTAAAAAACAGCACTTGCGTCAATTGTATCATATTATTGTGGTGTGCGTCAAGTTTATAATATTCTGCTTGCCAATCCATTCTATATGATTGTAGGACATTATATCTAAACCGTTATAGGATAATTGGTTATAATCAGTTCTTTCCTTATACTCTTATTCCAGGAGCAAAAAACATCTATATCATTGATTATAAAATCCTTAAACAATTGCCTCGTGGTTGTAGAGTCGTTTATCGTCATTAAAAACTTACCCTTTATACCCATCAATGCCTTCAACAGCCTGTTAAAATCGAACGCCTTCGATTCGGCATAACCAAACTCACTAACCGTATTCTCATATGGCGGGTCTATAAAAAAGAATGTATCTACGCCGTCATATTTACGAATGGCCTCCTCATAATCTACCCCCATAATTGTAGTATCATTTAGCTTGTCTTTCCATTTTTCTAAGTCCTTCAACCATCGATGATATTTTCTATTTTTATATATACGATTTGCTTTTACGACTGGCTTATTGCAAAACCCACAGGATACTATTATTTTATATCGAATAATTTCATTCTGTATTATATTCTCGGTTGGTTGTAGGTAAAATGTTTTAGTTTCTTCTACTGACTGCGGGTTAGGATAGGTGCTGATATCAAGGGGCGCATCAATGATCAGATTAAAGGACTTCGTGGTGTTTTTGTCTAAATCATTTAGCACGTTGTTTTTTGCCTTCTGCTTATTAAAAAATATAGCACCAGAACCAGCGAACAGTTCAACGTATGTCTCGTGTGCTGGTATCATAGGTATGATTTTATGCCGAATAGTATATTTGTTGCCTTGCCTGCAATAGGGTGGGGGTAATTTGCCAATCATATATAATAGAGTTGCTGTTATATAAAATACAGTTTCAATAAAAAAGCAAAGCAGGTGGCTGTTGTTTTGGCGCCTCCTTTGCGGGTGGCGCTCCATTGCTCGAACGCTTGACATACACGACTTCCTCCTCGCTCGACTCGGGTTCTTCGACATATCGAATCGGCTTCTTCTTCTTCGGCGCAACTTTAACGGGCTTCGCTTGCACCGGAGGAGCAACTTCCGCCTCCTCGTCAGTAGAGAGCGAATCAACGCCATACGCATCCATAATGGCGGTCTTCTTCTTTTCTTGTAGGGCGACCTTCTTGTTAAAGGCCT